TGTTCCCCAACCATAATAAACATGCAACTCAGCGTCAGGAATCTCACTTACAATGGCGGGCCAAATATGCAACAAGTGTTCAAGTCCCCGATCATACGAAGATGTGTATACAACTCGTTTCGGATTACGCACTACTTCTTGATCAAATTGGCGGATATCTACCCCATTTTGGCTGATTATAAATTTCTCATCTGGCACATCTGGCAATAGTGTTCGATGATAATTTGACAAGCATATAATCTTATCAATCTTCTCTAAGCGATCTTTCGTAAACCAATACTTTTCCGGTACATCGTGAAGCCATAGCAATGTCCGATTAGCTTTACCTAATTGAAACATCTCCAAATAATGAGGCACTCTCCACAAAATCAATGTATCAAATGTCTCATTCGGAACCAATGCTGATACGTTTCTCCACTGCACTCCATCGACATAACATGGATGAGGGAAACTGTTAATCACTTCCACTGGATGATTTAATGCCGCCAACTCACGCGTTAAATAAATCACAGCCTCTTCACTTCCCCCGCACCCGCCCTCTACATGACTAAGTGGCCCCCATGCTTCTGTATGTGTACCGCCGCAAAAAAATGTAATCTTAGACTTCTTGGGAGCATCAACCAACGCTGACGCATATATTACGCCTTCTCTAAGAGGCATCAAGTTCCAAATCCTCAGCTTATCCTGCTTCAACCATTCCTCAACAATTTCCACCGATGTTTGGATAATGGCTTTAGGATCACGATTAGGTACTGCCACCATCACCGCACGCTTTGCAAACTCAATCCCCTTATTCAACCACGTTCCTCTATCCTCAATCATTTGCAAATTATGATCAAAAAATACCGCATCATACTTCTGTGTTACTTCGTCAAACTTAACTACACGTTTTACCTTAAAGCCTGCATTTTTTAGACCCGCCGCTAACAACGGTTCATTCGATACTAGCAACACACTCTCACAACGAAACTTTTTTAAATCTGTAAGCAACAACTTATACTCTGTCGAAATCGCTTGTCCTTCTTTAATACGTTTCTCTGCCGATACCCAACCTTGTTCTCGCACTTTGATCTCCCCCTGAATCTCAGTTCGCATGGCATTGACTCTAGGATCATTGGTCATGCTAGTAGGTACAGTAATTAACAACTGTCTAGCCTTTTCCAACTCCCCTTGCAATCGTAAATAATCTGTCACTAATTTTAACGACTTCGCTATTTCAGACTCTTTCAGCAAATTCTCACATGTATACTGAATCTTTAACAAATCCTCGTTTAGTGGCTCAAATTTCATAGCTTCTCTACAAAATCCCAACGCATCTTTCATATTCCCCTGACGCATAAACATATCTGCTAAGATATACAACGGAATAAACTTATTATACTTCTCATCCACCATTACCAACGTATCAGGTTGATCTGAGTTTAAGGCTTCTTTTGCATATCTCTCAGCGTATGTATAATCTTCAAGCGTATAATAAACCTGTGCTAGTGCTGAATACGCCATAGGAAAATCTGGCCGTTCTCTCAATGCCCGATACGCATAATCCAACGCCTTATGAGCATCTCCTTGCGCCAAATACAACCCACATGCTCTCACTGCCGCTAAACACTTCTCTTCGTCCCATCCTGATAACTTCAAATATTGATCATACAACTCTGCCGCTTTGTCAAAGTTCTTATGAATCTTCAACGACTCTGCCAAGAAAAATAATGTCCTCGGATCAGGTTTATCGCCTTGCTGAAACAAATCCAACAACAACGCCTTGATATTTCTCTCCCCCGAATGAGCCTTGCGATCCCCACCAGAATTATGTAGCACATGACAATCATGAGGCACTACACGAACATACTCAGTCTCAACGGCTGGTACAATAATCTCGTGAATCCTTCCCTGCCACTTACAGCTTCCATTATTAGGAAGCACTCGTTCTCTATAATGCTCCACAATTGGATTAAGATATTGATCTAATTCGTATTTATAAAGCAAATGAATTCCAATTTGTTTCAAGGGATCGAGGTTTGAGTTTATGATTTTTACAAGTCGATCACTGCCTACCAGTATATCATCTGCATCTAACCACAGAATAAAATCCTTCGTTGCCTTTGAGAAGCTAAAATTCCTCGCCTCTGCAAACTCAAAAATACTATCCCCCGCTTTTACTTCCATCCCGTACTTCTTAAAAAATTCCGCATGTTCTGCTGTTAACACCGTCTGAAACTGACCAGGAGTTTCAAATACTTTTGCACCTAATTTTGTCGCTACTTCTACTGTCTTATCCGTCGAACCCGTATCCACCAAAATCCACTCATCAACTATATGCTTCACTGATTGCCATAATGCAGTTAAATTATCCGCTTCGTTCTTAACAATCATGCACAAACTTAATGTGTACTTTTTGTCCCCCATCTTAGTTTCCCCCAATCAATGCCTTTGAAAATATTTCAAAAAAATATTTATCAAACTGTGACTTGTCTTGGTCATGATGTTTTACCAACTCAGGATTTGCCAACCCCACCAACTGCTTCACTCTCTGAGGCACAGACCCCTTAAACTTCCACGCTTTTGTTCGATCATATCCGCTTGGATCACGTAATCTGTCTTTCTGCCATTGCAAATACTTCATAAACTCTTTTACTTCCCAAGCATAAAAACGATCCCACCATTTAATCGCCCCATCAATTACCGTATGTGCATCCTTACCCCTAAACGCCTTCTCAAAATCAAATCCAACTTGTGTGTCAAAAATTGCCTGAATAACTTCCTTTTGCTCCGCATTTGCGAGTGCGATCCAAAATTCAAAATACTTTGATATTTCTTCTTCGCTAGGATTCTCGCTTATCGCCGTTCCGTCAAAATATCTTCCAAACTGTGCAGTCTCATCCGCGCCAAAATAAACCCTCTTACTACTTCCTACTGCCCCCTGAAACTTGGGAGCACTGAAAATTGCTTCCCAATTTAGCATCTCTATCTCCCCTTTTTCTTCTTACCGTGTTGTTTCCACATACTAAAACAAATCGCAATCGCTTGATCCTGACTTTGCGCTGTGCCCTCTTTAATCACCATCGAAATACAACGCCCCATGTACTCATTCTTACTTTCACCCTTCATCGGCTTCGGCATCTCTTACTCCTTTAATGGAAGGGAGTTTTTTACCAGAACTCCCCAAAACTGGATAACCAATAACTTCCGTTTATCAGCTAGTAGCGAGATTTAACAACATTCCCGATGTTTTCTCGTTATGAACTTCCAGCGTAACCTCAGTCACGACTTCACCCTTACGAGACAAGCCCGTAGGAGCATATTCGTGAGCGCGAGGCTCAGAACCCATAAGATAAGCCAGTTTGTTGAAATCAGGCAGGTATGTAACCACTGCACTAGGCACAACACTGTTCATCTCATGAGAAAGCTGAATTTCGTAAGTCCCGAAGTCCGTGATAATCTGGTCAATCGGAATACTAAGAGTCCGATCACCGATCACAACTTCACGACGATTTGCACTGTCAAACGATGCAAAGTTTTCAGAAATCCGTCTTTTCTGATAAGCACCAACAAGAGCCACACCACCGCGAACATTGGAATTCGTCCAAATGTTCTGAGCCAGAGTATCAAAAATACTCGGACTAAGTTGCTGACCCGAATACGAAGAACCATCCTTATAGCTGGAAATGAAAGAAATCAGCCCTTTCATCCTCCGAGCCGCAGAACCCGTTCCTGATGCAATCGTACCAAACAAAGCCGCTTTTTCCAAATCCTTCTTAAGAGCAATGGTCTTTTTCGTTTTCTGATAAGACCAATTGTCTGCCATTCCATGATGTTTTACATTGAGTTTCGTCAATGTAATCTGAAACGGCTTGCGAAGAATCTGCGTAATGTTGATGACCTTTGAAGGATCAGTCAACGAGGGGTATGTAGGATCACTACCTTCAATTCCTGCATTATCCGCGCTATCCTCAATAGTATCCGTCATCCACTTGTGTTCAGTATCTTCCGCATTAGGAGCCGTACCGATGTTACTCACATACGGTGTCTCCGTAATACTCACATTCGCAATCAAAGGGCGAACATCCTCCACTCTAACCGCTGAATCATACGTCCAAAAATTACCCATAAATGAATCCTTTCCTCAGTTTAATGAAATCAAACCTATACTTTTTCACCCAATTGCGCTTTGAGCTTTGCGTTAAGCTCATCAATTCTCACATAAACCTTGGCCGCTTCTGTAATACGACCTTGATTGCTGAGAACCGCCGCATTGTAAATCAAAGCATTGATCTGTTTTTGAAGAACATCGACAGTTGCAGTCTGTGTCGGTACTTGACGTTTATCCTCGTCTCCACCCACGACATTCTGCACTACAGCCTTTGTTTCTTCGTCTTTCTGCTTAGTATCTTCAACTTTAGAAGGCTTTTCAGCTTGAGCACCGCCAGCTAGAACATAGGCTTTTTCCAAAGCTACGTTCACGTCACTATACACATCCTTCAAGGTCGCAAACTCTTGGTCAAATCGTGCCAAGACCTCTGGATTACTTAATCCCTTATGAGTTGCTTTAAAGTTATTGTATATCTCCGTTGCTTTTCGTGCCGCTTCTGAGCGTTTCTGTGTCTGCGTTAACTTATACTCAACCGCCGCTTCCACACCCTCTTCTTCCAATATCTTAGAAAAGGTCGCATCTGCCTCACGCTTGGCAGTAGGCTTAGAACGCATTTCCTCGTTCTCTTTTTTCAAACGCTCATTTTCTTCTTTCAATCGAAGAGCCTCTTCCGTGGAACCTTTATATTGTCCCTTTAACGTGTCGTGCTTTTTCTGAAGCTCAACAAATTCCGTTGACGGATTAGCAGGACTACCTTTCTCATTTTGAGGTTCAGGTGTCTGTGCAGGGTTTGGCTTCTCCTGCGGTGGTGAGTTAGGCTTTTGCCCTTCACCTTCTATAACTTTTTCTTTGTTCTCATCTGTCATTTTTCTCTCCTTGAGTTACGACTTATGGTATGCGCTTCAAGCCCCCATTATGACTGCTTGAATACTTCCTTGTGAAACTGTTCTTTTGATGCTTCTGAAACTTGCCCCGAAAGCATTTGTTGCAATTTCTGTAACGCTATCATTTTGTGCTTACGATATAGTGCAGGCAATCCCATTGCTACATCACACGCTTTCGCTCTGCCTTGATGAAGCAAGTACTCCCTTACTTTCTTATCCTTCACCAGTGTCGGCAGTTCCTTAATATATCCCAACATCTGTAAAAACCCAATCTTCTTGTAATACGAATTATCCAATGCTTGCCCTGCCAGTGATTGCATCTCCTGCTGAAGCACCTGGTCAATCAACTGCACATAATCTTGCCAGCCCTCTTTTTTCGTAAGAGCTTCCAATCTTTCCGCAATCTCAATCACTTTCTGTGCTGACTTTATTTCATCCTCTGAATTCATTGTATCCCCCCGTTGTATGAATTACGCTTCGATGTTATTAACTCTAGGTCTTGCAAGATTCGCTATATTCCTCACCATCGGCGAACCCTGATTCCCCATATTACCTTCTGGCCCCATGGCAGGAATTCCAGGTAGTTGCATCTGCTGTCCCTGCTCAGGCATCATCTGTGCGGCTTGTTGTGCTCTCATCTGCATCTCTAACTGCATTTCCTGCAAACGATTCTCAATCCTCATCACGTGCTCTTGCATCTCTTCCCTATCCGTCCCATCCATAACCTTTGTATAAATCTCTGTCTCCATGAAGGCTTGATGAGCGCGAAGTTTTTGCTGAAGAGCCGCCATATCTTCCTGTGGGCTTAACTTCACCGATTCTCCCTGCCCTGCCGCAAATAACGCTTGTTCCTCGATAATCGAAAGCGGTTCACTCTCCACCTTCAAAATCTTCTCAATCTTTTTCGGCAACACATTCTCTAAAATCGCCTTATCAACTTCCACCAAATCAATGTGTGGAGCCTGTGCCCAAAATGGCCTCAATTGAATTAATTGTTGCAACTCAATCTCTTTATTCCCAAAGAACGTACTTGTCGTAACCTTAATATCATAATCTCCAAGGATATTCTCCAAACTCTCGGTCTTAAACTCCAACCCTTTACGCCCTGCCGTCCTCAACACAAACCTTTCATCCCCAAACAACTGAATCAGCTTCAACACTCGATTCCCTAACACTCCATGCTTATCAAGAATCCCATTAATCACCATAGCATTTCCTGCTTGCTGTTCATTGAGGATGCTAATAATCGACGTTGCAGGTGTCCTATTAATACTCGAAATCGCCTGTTGAATATTCACATTCCCTGTAGTTTCTCTAAAAATATTCATCAATCGTTCTTCTTCGTTCACGCTAAGATATTCCAAACTCTGAAACTGCATCGGTTCCATAGCTGAACTCGCGGGTCTATCTCCCGTACTAACTGGATGAAACGCCCCAGGCATACTCACATACGCATGATCTTCTAAAATTGCATCCACATTAATTAGGAACTGCGGATTAATCTTTAACTTCACCGAATCCCCGCGCTGACACAAGAAATCATTAATATGATACGTCAATTCCACCACGGGATCAACTACTCCCCACGGTGTCAACGAGTGCAATGACCTCGAAAACTGCACATCCACAAACGGATACTCTCCCAATAAATTCTCTTCAGCTAACAAAATCTGATTATTCTCCAAAATCACATTGGCCTTGATAAACTCCCTCATGCCATCCCCGTCCACATCGAACCATCCATACCAATGCACGACTTGGTAACACGGCTTCCTCTGAGTCACAGGCGTATCCACCAACCCATCCTGCCTTCTCAATTCTGGCCCCTTCTCATCTACCAACAGCGTATTAATCCCATGCGGATCAGACTTAGCTAAATTATCATACGCTCCCGCCTCATATACACTTCTTGCTTCCTTCTCATAAATCTCTTCCGCTGTCTCATCCACGACCTCATACACATACCCACACGCCCACTTGTCAAATGACTTCGCTGTTGCATCCCATCCACAATGATCGACAATATCCACTGCTCTAACAAAAGGTTGATTTATCTTGTTCTTGCGTTTTACGTATCTATATCTAGGATTACCTTCTTTGTCCCTTATAACCTTATTATCTTCTTCCCTTACAACTTCGCGCCACAACACCTCATCCGTTCTCCGCACCCATCCGTACCTATAAACCCCCAACCCATATTTCACACAACTCCGAATCCCCTCTTCACTAACCCCGTAAAATCCAATCCTATCCATCGTATTATTCAACACCGCTTCCGCTGACTGCGCGAAGTCATGATCTTCCGGTGTCCGTCCAAGAGCCGAATAAGGAGAGGACAATCTATTTCCCCACAACGCTTGATGTACCACACTTGTCTTATTCTCAATCGCATTGAAAGGCAACGGGAGAAATATCTTTGTCTGCCAACCCGCTTTATTTTTCTCCATGTACGATTGATTGCGATAAATAGCATTAATCTCAAGCATCCTATTTCGTCGCACCGCATACGCACCGTTAAAGCTATCAATCGACTGACGAATTGTTTTAATCAATTCCCTCTGTCGATCCTCTTTCTTTAACTGATCCGTAACGTCTGTAATCTTTTTAATTTTTATAATTGCTTCGTCAGACATTTCTTCTCCTATAGATACCAAGCGTTATCACTACTACCAAGTCTAAATCCATTCGCACTTCCAACCCCTGCTTTTTTCCCCATCACATGTCTTAACACATACGCCAACACATCTATAATATCCTTCGTCTTACCATGAGGAAACCTTACCAACTCCGTCACCAACTCATGCATCCAATGGCGTATATAAAACTGTCCCCGTTCAAAATGTGGAATCAGCACCCTAATCCTTACATCCTTTGCGGCGTGTCCAGGCTTTAATTCCGTCACCTTCAACGCCTTCCCATACTGTTGCGACTTCTCTTCCAAATTATAAATTCCCTGTAATTGATACGCAACCGATTCCCATCCTACAAACTTCGTCCCCCACTTATCGCTCATCTCAAAAATCCCGTCAAACAATTCCGATTCTTTTGCCCTCGTATATAACTTATAATCCAGCACATAAATATTTCTCCGTTTATCCCATCCTGCGACCAGTACCACTCCCCGATCATGACTTGTTGAGGCTGTTTTCTTTGCAGTGATGGGATCGACGAAGATCATCTTTTCCAACACAATCTCATGTCCATTTACATCTCTAGGTAACTCATAATACGTCTGAATCCACGTCCGCTTAATCTCTTGTTGATCCTCTGGAACTGGGTCTAAGAGGTACTGAGTCGAAAAAATATAACTCCCCTGTTGATTCTGAATATTCAGCAAACTCTCTTTAGTATGCTGTTCTTTCCAAATCGGCTCATTGTTCTCATCAAAGACAGGCTGTACGAACTGCTTAAAACTCTCCCTAACCTCTGGTGTCTCCAAGAACGTATAAAGATCATGATCCGTATAATTCGTTCCCACCACCATAATAGGAATCTTCCCTCTGGCCTTCTTAGAATTCACAATACTCAAGAAAAATCTATACGCCTTAATCACCTTCGCGCATTGTTCCGGTGTAGTCGAATTCTCCCTCGTTACAATATCATCAAATCCAAGTTCCCCAAAGTGCTTTCCCGTAACCGTTGCATCCACCCCTACCGCCTCAAGTGTACACTGAGCATAATTCCCTGCCCTGGCCACATTAAATTCCGTCTCCGTCCACTTGTTCTTTCTCTCATTCCTCAACCAATCCGGTACAATCTGAGGATACAATGCCCTGATCTTCTTATTATTCGTCAACTCATACCTTATTGCCCTACACGTGTCTTTGCTGAGATCGAGGGTTCCCGACACAATAAGCGAACACAACTCAGGATTATTAACAATACGCCATATTCTATAATAGATAGTACAAATCTGAGTTTTAAGATGGTATCGAGGTAAACGTATGACGCAATTAGTCCCAATATTTTTACAGCGGCGTACAAACCTCGCCAACTCTCTATGCACCCTTGCCAGTTTAACCGGAGTTTCTCCCCTTCTCTCCGCATCCAACACTTCCAACAAAAATGCCCACAAGTCGTATTTATACGTGAGCTTTCTCTCCGCAACTCTAAGCTCCGCAATAACTCTCTTTTTCTCTTCCGCGCTCTCACCCACTCCTGCATCAAACTCTCTAAGTACCTTCCGAAGTTGGCGTATCTTACGAAAGTCCGAAAGTTCATTAAACTCATTCATCAACTATTCAAGAGAGCATGTTCCGCATCTCTTGTCCCCTTCACAATCATAAAGAATTTCCATATCGGAATCTTTACCACATCATCCACCCCAAACACCAAAGCCACATTTTCTTGATCGAGCCTGACAATCTGGAACCTATACCCTGTCTGCGTATCCATAACCTTCGATAGTACCTTCATCCCATCGTCCCCTGGTTCCTTATCCTTCTCACGCACAATGCGGTTGAGCATTTCGCCACTCTTTCATAATCCTAACCCCATGAATTCCAAAATACAGACTCGGCACACTATCAATCGCCACCCCTGGCCACTTATGCTCCATATACAACCTATTCACCTTACACTGTCTCAACCTCTCCCCTGCCTGCAACCCCACATGGCCCCATACGCGATCCAGTGTCAAACCACCCGCATGAATCGCCAGCATCCTCGTAGGCCGATATCTATAATACCCCTTCAGGGCCGCACGTATAAAAAAATCATAATCCTCATAAGAATTCACCAACTGCTCATCTAACTCTCCTACATCATTCCACAACTTCTTCGTCACCCCAAAACCCCAACCACAATCTGCTCTCGGAGTCAACGCCACAATCGCATCTTTCTGCCCCAATACCTCTAGTCCCCACTTATCCCATCCTGGCAACACCATAGCATCATTATTCAATATCATCACAATCTCATGTGTGGCCTTCCTCACGCCATTATTCACATTCACCGCAAACGGAGCATCGGCTACTTCTAACACAACTTCCACTTCCACCCCATTCCCCTTCGTTTCCTCAATCGCCACCACACACTTCTCATTCAACTCATCACTATCTGGCAAGCTAGGTATGACCACGCTTATCTTATCCATGTCCCCTTTGAGTCCCCTTAATCAAAATTTGGTCTAATGGCTGGCTTTGGAGTCTCGTTCTGACTCGGTTTCACAAATCCTTGCTGATTCACATCCCCTTGTTCGCTCAAATTCTGATTCGATGGATAATTCCCACCCAACAATAACTTCTTACAATCCTCACATACTGTCGCAGTCTGAGGGTTCCTCGCCCCCGCATGTGTTTCTAGTGTCGCACTAATCGCTACCTGCGTCAACTTCACCGTCCTGCCGTCTAATCCGCACATGAAACAAAACAATTTATACCTCCCCTTGTTTGTCCTGATGTGGACAAACTCCCTTATTTATTTTCTTGCCAAAATTACAGTTCATACATAGTACCTGTAAATCATTTGGATAATTATTTCTCACAATCCATCCATAAAAACTCTGTCCAGCCCCACCATTATTTCTGCCTCTTATACTGCGTCTATGTTGAGCACCATCATTATTGATATGATCAATAGTTAAAAAATTAACTTCTTTCTCTCCGCAACATTTACATACACCACCATAAGCATTCAATACTTTTAGTTTTAATTTACGTTGCCATTGACGAGAATGCAATTTACGCTCATTTGCACATTTTTCACAACGAGTGGTATCTTTTAAAGGAAATTTACCACAATTACTACATAATCCCAAACTAATCAAATTTCTACGCCTTTTGAGCGTATATGTTTGTTGATGTACTTTTCTTATGGAAACATCTTTAAACGGCATTATGAATTTTCCTTAGTTAATTTTTCTAAAGATGCTAATAATTCTCCTGCGGTAGATTCTCTTTCCATAGGTTTTTCTGCCTTCCACAAACCCACAGCCATTCCAAGCAACTTCTGCTTCACACCCTTGGTATTCATAATCTTCACAATCTCTTCTACCGTGACCTTACCTGAATTCTTCAACTCATTCAGGGTACTCAAATCATCCATAATATCCTGTACGATAACTTCAGGCGTAAGCTTCTTCAATAAATCCTTATCTCTAACTTTGAGCAACTTTTCTAGCTCTTCCATAACTCCCTCTTCCCACATACGGTGTGAACAATTTGTCTCGCTAATCTTGGCGATCCCAGGACTATATCGCCTATAGGCTTCCTTCACGTCCAGCTTGCCTGTTTCCTGAATCGTTTGTGCTAAAAGCATAGCCTTCCGCTTTACCCTTACCTGCTTCGCTTTTTTCTTTGGCCCTAAAGTCATGCTTACTCCATCCCCCGCAAAATTGCAAAAACTGAAAAAATCGCTTCTGGCTCTCTTTACCTTAAATAGCCGTTAGCAAAGGCCCAAAAACTAACAAAGTTCTTTATTGCTATCAACAATCTCATTGCGCTATAATTTCGTTCCAATGCCATAGCATCCCTTATCTCTACCCCTATTTAGCCTAACTTAGACTAACAAAATAATTCCTTACATTCCTATCATTTTCATAATTTTGTTTATATATGCCTCACATATATCCCACTTTCTGCAACCTCCCCCGTAACCCTTGCACTGCAACGATCTACAACGCATGGTCGATTTTTTCGTTTGCATAAGCTATCATCTCCTAAATTCCTTGATCCCAAAATATGACGATTCCTCAACGATAATTTCACTATTCCTCTACCCCACTTAACTTCTTTATTCATCCCTACTTCCATTCCTTCTCCTAACCCCATTGATTTCAATCACTTCCATCTCTCGTTGTAACCTCAACTATCGCCATCACTTACACTATTATTTCCCTAACTCCTTACGAACGAACAACTTACGGTAAAGTCCTGAAATTTTTATGCGCCATTTGTGTAGGGTGCTTATATACACTCCCTCCCTTGCGCGTTTGGGGTCTCTGGCGTGGGCGGGTAGGCGTACCTGCATGCCTTCATTAATGCGCATGAGCACGCAAGCAAGCGACAAGCCTATCATAACTATCATTGCTTACACTTGAACGTGTGCAGGGGTTCGAGGGTTCGCTCATGCTTCCTTATATGTGTCGGCCATGCCACAAGTTACAAACATTCCTAACATTCCCATCAATCCTATCCCTTCCTTGCCGCGATTGCTTCCTTCGCCGTGTCTATGCTTGCAATCGTTGCCGCATTTTTGGAATTAATCACACGCGTGCCGCGTGAATCCTTGTACTACCAAAAACCTACAATTATGTAACTATGTCTACAATTATGTAAGTTTCGTTAGGGATAGTCGTCTATGTCGTGTTAGTGTAGCGTTATGGCATACACAAACTATGATCAATCCTGCTATATTGTGCTATGTGTTAAGGTATTGTAAAATAGCTATGGCATGGTAGAATAATATCAGAGGTTCAAAAGAATATGAACACACTAGCAACAATAGGGTATAGGATGATCGAAAAGGTAGACGGCGAAAAAGGCCCGAAGATTATACCATATAGGTATGCCGAAGCGATAAAGCTTTTGTTGCTTGGGATGAGATTATCGTTAGTGATTCATATATTGATAGGAAGGAAGGAAAAACTACAATGACTAACGAGACATGGAATAAGTACATAGCCAAGTACAGCACTGAGACAGTACAAAGACTTGCCTATGATCTAGAGCAAGGGAATGTCAATTATCAGAGGGAGGGAAGCGAACATGATCTACCGAATAGTGACGGAAGATAAAGGCAATGTGCAGGAGCTAGTGAACCTTATCACGCCACATTTTCAAGGCTTTAATGTGACGCAAGGTGTAGGATACTATCAGGGGAAGAAAGAAGCTTTTGTTTGCTTTGAGATTGATACGTTAGAAGATGATAATAAGATTGCTATACATCGGCTAGCCGTGGAAATTAGGGAATACAACAAACAAGAGTGCGTGTTAGTGCAAGAAATAGCGGCCAAGTCTAGATTAATCTAAGCAGAGTCAAGGCAAGGCAAGTATTCCTTGCTTTAATGCTACAGTCTGGTGACAAGTCCAGACGGAAAGGAAGTATTCTATGTCATGGAAACTGATCCAAGTAGTCGATGATCCGAAACAACGTAGAGCATTGCACGAATTGAAGGAAAGACTGGCAAAGAAGGAAGCCAAGGAAGGGAAAGAATAAGCATGATCAAAGCATACAAGCATAAAATCAACGGAAGTTACACTGTAATTGACTGGCGACAAGGGAAAGTGTACGCAAGGCAGGACAATTTGACATTGCAAAAAGCGAAGCAATTAAAAAAGCAATGGCAAAATAACGAATATAGGCGCGCTCAAAATGAAGTCTTGCGTGATCTTTGCGGCACATCGGCAAGGGCGGCAAGGCTGGATATGGGCCTATGAGCACACCAGCAGAGAAAGCTTTCTTGCATGGGCTGGTAGTAAGATATTACGGTGAAGGCAAGATTAAGCAAAGAGAGCGCGAAAGGTGTATTGTGTGCGGTCAAGTGAGAGTGTTAGGTAAAAGGTTGCCAGGTAAAGGGAAGTGCAAGAAATGCCGAAAGGAAGGTGTAGATAATGAGTGTTAGGTCATGGACAAGAGACGGCAAGAGTTATAAGATTGTAAGATTTTATCAGGAAGGTACAGTTAGGAGTAGAACCATTCAAACGGGACTATCTTTGGAAGATGCACAAAAGCATTGTCAAAGAGAAGATACTCACGGCGAGGGATGGTTTGACGGGTACACAGAAGAATAATTTTAGGGGAGTTATTGCAATTTAGGGAAGGCATGGTATAGTTTGAATAGAAAGGGGAAAGGAGGTATTGTCTTATGAGAGCGATTAAACGCAATATGAGAGATCAAATATTGACCAATGATCGAAAGATATTGCATTGTCCAGCATGTGACGCGGAATATAGCGGCAATCGTGGGGATTATTGGCATGTGTCAGAAGATCATATCTTTAATTGCGAAAAATGTCAGGTAGAAATGGAATTGGTAACTAAACGGGTATATGTTGAGTATGAATAGGGAAAGGGGATTCTATGGATCAATTGGACAAGATTATCGCATACGAAAGCGGAGAGCTAGACAGGGATCAAATAGTAGAATTGTTTCAGGAGTTAATTGACAGTGGTTTAGCGTGGTCGTTCCAAGGTCACTACGGAAGAACGGCTAAGGCATTGATTGAAGCTGGATATTGTCACGAAAAGGAGAGTTAAGACTATGACAAAGAAAGATTATGAATTGTTTGCAAGGGAAATTTTTTCAGATTTGACGCATGGCAATGCTACTACATCGAAGGATGTACAATACGCCGTAGCGTTATGCTTACGGGTATTTAAGCAAGACAATGTATTGTTTCAGGCAGACAAATTTGAAGAAGCCTGCTACACCGGAAAGCACATTAGAAAAGCAATTGCGAATAGCTAAACATGCCGAAACAAGGGACAAGCAGTCCCCTTGTCTATGCGTTAAGCGCATACTGAAGAGGCAGGAAGGAAGGTAAAGGCCATGATAGAGATATTGATTACAGAACTTAAAGAAATGGTACGCGCAAAAGGAATTGACTATAAAGAAGATGAAGTAAGATATACGTTTCAAGAAAGTTTGTCGCATACTCAGTGGAAAAATGAAAATTGTCATAAAGTGATTATCTATTATACGTCACGGGAAAAGTTATTATGGATTTTAGCGCATGAAGTGGGACATATGGAAGGAAGCAATCAAGGCGTCAAATGCTATTTAAAGAATCCTTTACCCGCCGAACACGAAGCGTCACTTTGGGCCTTATGGTGGTTGACGGCAAAAGGCTACGATAATCTTCAGGAGGTCAAGGCATTTTATAATCAACACTTAGATAATTACGTAACTAATTACGGATTAAGGAGATACAAGAAATATGTTTTGCAATAGATACCCGAAGCATAAAAAGGGAGAATGGGTAACAGTGGTTAGGGTGCAGTGTCTACGCTGTACTCATATCAATTCATTTTTTATAGATCATTCACCAGAAATGACGGTAACTTGCGGCACTGAGTGCCATATATGCGGAAAGGATTTGTTGATACCGACAAACGCAAAGATTATCAGAGTAGACGAAAGGAGATTACGGTAATGACACGAAAAAAGGGGAATAAGATCATTAAACGAATTAAGCAGTTTGTGTTTCAGTGGTTGATAAAATTGAAAGGAGAGTTTAGTTATGACCGAAAGATATCCTCATGAGGATGCATGGGAATTAGAAGACGATTTTGTGGTTGAGATATACGAAATGGCAGACCCTTATTGCGGCGCATGGGTAGAAGATAGTATCTTCTCATGGTATCGACACGAAGATGCAGTACAGAGAGCATACTATTTAAGGGATCAGGGATATATGGTAAGGTTAACAAAGAATGGCGAGTTATGGCAGAATTGGTATCCTTTGGACGGAAGGAGACACGATTAATGCATGATGATTATAAATACAGACAATGCTCAAAGTGTCGAATACGCTGGATAGATGACGAAAGGGACGGAAGGTTTAACAATATCTGTCCGAGGTGTGGAGAAATAGCACACTTGGCCCCACGGCCAGGAGAAGAATTTGATAACGATAGATATGACATGCAGGCACACGGAAAGCCTATTACGGCAGACGAAGTGCTGGATTTTCATATAATGCTAAAAAGATTAGCAGAAAAGGAAGGGAATAGTCATGAGAAAAAGAAAAAGAAATAGGTGTGTTAATGAAGGATGCAATAGGTATGCAGAGGCCCATAATGAGAGATGCCGCGAACACAGTATGGCGTATTATGCGCCGTATTGGGGAATAGGGGCGTTGCAGAATTTGTCAGAGTCAGAATTTTGGGACGAAGAATTGACTACAAAATAAGTTTGAGACAGCTTGACAGGTTAAGTCAATATCAGTATACTAAAATTAACAAGGAGATCATGACACTATGAAAGCAAGGCAACGCTATCCCGTTACAAAGGATGAACAGATAGAGACAGCAACGAAAAATTTTGCAAAGACGCTGGCCAGTTTGGAAGTACAAGATACTATTCGAAAAGCGATAGATGCTTTGGAGTTTGACGAAGATGTGAATATAAATTACAGTTTGGGAGACACTACCATAAATAACGTGGTGTTTGTGTATCCTGAGACAGAGTGGGAAGTAAACAGGGCCGCATTGAATCACACTATGCGAACATTTAGAGAAGCCTTTGGAATAAAACGATTTGTGAAAGAATTTTCTACTTATGGAGGGGATACATATTACCAAGGCAAGGGAAAGCTAGGAGAGCATGATCTTACTATCATAGTGCCATACGTTCCTTTACCTGTAAATTGTGTGCTCAAGAAAGTAACAAAGACTGTGGAAGCTTATGAGATGCATTGTGAGGGTGAGAATGGTAAGAGCTAAAATTAATCCACAAGCGGGAGTGAATACACCAGAGCAGGCGAATAAGTTACTGCTTATGCTTCAAGCGGCATGGCAGAAGGAAGTAAATTTTCTGCTTAGGAAGTGGCAAGGCAGGCCCGATAGGTTTAAGGATAGCAGGTATTGGGTGATAGCAAAGGAAGAAAGACGTAACTATGAGAGCAAATAAGAAAGGACATTACACTTACAAGAATTGTCGATTTATTGAGCATTCTGTAAATGTAAAATTGAAATGGCACTAAAATCAAACAAGTGGTACTATACCAACCAAACTGTAGACAGGAAACTAGCGCGAGAGATTGAGCTACAGATTGAAGTAGCGACACACTTAGAGCTAGAGAACCCTTTCTATGATGGAGAGGCTAAGGAAGTAGCGCATTTAGATGGAGGCGGTGGGCCGCCTTTGTCAGCCGATGAGATCGTAGGCATGGATTTGAGAAAGATCAGAGATTCTTTAGGGATTGTGGCGTTAATGACGAATGATCGTAACATTGGGTCGTGTATGGAGATAGCTATTTGTGCATATGCGTGGGGAAAGCCTGTGTTTGTGATTGCGGCAGAGGATAAATTTTATGAGCATCCTTGGATTAAGTATTTTGCGACACGAAGGTTTAAGTCAGCGGATGAGTTTATTACATACTGGAATAAAAAAGGTAAGAATGAGTTGAGGCCAACGTAATGACAACACTTCCCAAAGATTCAGCAGAGCGTAAGGAAGTACCATTGTATCAAGGAGTGTTAAAGTATTTTCCAGCGGCACTAGCGGCAGTGGCAAAGGTCAGCAAGATCGGGAATGACAAGCACAATCCTGGACAGCCAATGCATCATGCCAGAGAGAAGTCTACGGATCAAGAGGACTGCATCATCAGACATTTGATTGATTTGAGCGAGGACTATGGTAAGGGAGTAGGAAGAGACGAGAACGGTATACCGCAAGTTGCTTATATTGCGTGGAGATCGCTAGCATTAGCACAGGTTTGGTTAGAGAAGAATGAAGGCAAACCGCTTGCGCCAGGTGCGAAGAAAGAGAATTTATTATGACTACGGCACAGGATGAGATGGTGGAAAAGATTCTAAGACAATTTATGAAAGATTGCGAAAATTTTACGTGGGAAACGGGATTGCGTAGAAAGTTTTATGGAGCACAGGACAAAATTATTAAAATCCTCTCATCCAATGAAGAGAGAGATTTATGCCCCATTTGTAATAAGAAGTTGGTTTTAATCTGTCCTAATGATTGGGAAAAGATAAGGAGAATTGCTACCAATGCCATACGTTAAAAAATATGTAAGAGATTATTATTATTCACAAGGTTGTTTGAGTGATTTAAAGACAGCATTGAATGTGATTCAGCTTCCAGAGGCCAAGGGAGATTTGAATTTTATCATATATTCTTTGGTAAAGGCATGGTTGGATGATAATGGAAGAAATTATTTCAACATATCGACATTGATTGGAGCATTGGAAGATTGCGCGGATGAGTTAAGGCGAAGAGAATTGCATCCGTATGAGGATAAAGCGATACAGAAGAATGGGGATATATGAAATTTACTTGTCCGTGTTGTGATGGAGAAGGCGGGGAAACAGAATATTGTGTAACGTACTTACCTGGCTGTAGTGATGGGCCGTATTATCCGTGTGGATATTGTGATGGAGATGGGTTTGTAGGATTAAAGAAGCATGTACGGTGGCAATATCTTATAGTGGTAGATTATGTAGAATCTATTATCTATGCCATACAAAGGAGATTTAGAAAATGACACCGGATGATGTTATGGTATGGCTTGAGGTTGCGATTGTGGTTATTCTCTTGATTGAGTTACCGCTTATGTTTGTCAGCGTATGGATACAATTAGAAGATGTGTATGGGATTACTAAGTTGCGGAAAGCTAGCAGACGTAAGCTGAGAAAGTTTCTTAGACAATACCTGCATCATGCAAAGAAGTATGTCAAAGAGACAGATGTGAAAGTTCCAGAAAAAGGAAATTATGAAAACTAGGAATAGCGAAGTGCTTAAAGATTTTGTAGCATATTGTAAGAAGCATCCTTCGGAAAGATTTTGGCAGGCTTTAAGGAATTGGTCAGAGAATGGATATATTATTGCGACTGATGATTATCACGGATGGGATCATGTAGTGGCAGACGATACCTTTTATTGGGAAGGGAAGAATGGATGATGACATTACTACCATCATTTAAAGAATGGCCGAAGATAGCAAGATGGAATAGGGACGTAATTATTACCGAGAAAATTGACGGGACAAATGGTTGTATTCATATCGAAGAAAATGGCAATGTTTTGGCAGGAAGCCGTACACGCTGGATTACTCCTGGCAAAGAAGATAATTTTGGATTTGCACAGTGGGCCTACGATCATAAGGAAGAGTTACTGAAACTAGGCCCAGGTTATCATTACGGTGAGTGGTGGGGAAACGGAATACAGCGTGGTTATGGGATGCCCAAAGGAGTAAAGAATTTCAGCTTATTTAATGTATTGAAATGGCAACATAATCCGAACTTGCCTGAGTGTTGCAAGACTGTGCCGATACTGTATGCGGGAAAACTGTCAACACTTGCGATTGAAGCATGTTTAAGCGAACTGAGAATGAATGGTAGCAAAGCCGCGCCTTTTATGAACCCTGAAGGGATTGTGATATACCATACAGCAGGAAATGTAGCGTTTAAGATTACTCTTGAAGGTGATGAGAAGCCGAAAGGGAAAAATGAGCCGAGTCTTTAAAATCATATTGATTTTGTGCAATGTTATAGCTATAGGGATTCTCTACGGTGCAGATTATTTTACTTCTAAAGCATTGAATGAAGTGTTTGAATTCGAGCAGACCATCTTAGACGATAATCTTAAAAATCAAGTGGTACTAGAAGGGCATACATATATTCTTTATGGTTTGGAAGGTAGGGGATATATAAATAAAGACAAGCGATTCCCTGTCTATGCGGCTGTGTATGTGGAAGATGTTACGTTAGAAGAGTTAGTAAACGAAGCGAGATTGTTAGCTATCAAAAAGCGGAATGAATTTTTAGGGAGCAAATAAATGCACTTTTACGGTGACGAAGATTTTAAATATTGGGCAGACTTGGACAAAGCCGCTGTGTTTATTGGAGATGTGTGTCGAACCTGGGGACGTATTTCAGTAAGGCAGGTGAAAGAAAAGTATGGGACAGTGCGAGTATATTGTTCTCTGTATTGTGAGAATTTGCACGATCTTTTTTATCCTGGGTATGTGTATATTCAACACAAGCCATATCGCTTATGGACATTTCCTTTCTTTGTGTGGTTGAGGTTCTTAACACGTCCATATCAAAAATTTGTGTACCGTTTAGCGTATCAGCTAGCGGTAAAGAAATGGCCGCATATAACAAAAGAAATATTGTGTTGTGCGGATTGGCCAGAACTTTTGAAAGGATTGGGATATGAGTACAGATGACCATCAGCAAGCCATAGAACGATTGTATGACGCTATAACACATGACATTGAGTATCATACGTTAGAGTATAAATTACCACTAGCTACTATTTTGGGGATTTTGGAACATATTAAAATGGAATTGTATTATGTAGACTTGGAGGCACATAATGACGAAGAGACACAAGACGAAGATAATTGAGTGTGCTGTGTGTACGCCTAAAGAAATAATTGCGGATGAGTATGGATCAAAAGTAGCTGAAGACATAGTGAATTTATTACAAGAACACATGCGCGAATACTGTACCACTACTTCTTATCTTCCTGTTATTGCATTAGTGGGACAAAAATTGGTATTCAGCGGAATAGGAAACTACATATATGAAAGAATCAAAGATTAAATCCTTGAGACAATTACGTAAAGGGCCAAAAGCATCTAAGCCTACGTATCAATGCGAGAACTGTAAATGTGTCAGATATAGTGCTTGTGGATGTACAAAAAAGGAATCGAAATGAGTTTCTGGAAAGATAATCGAAGTGAGGCAGTAAAGCTTTCTATTAAAGTCAAGCAGTGCTTTAAGCCTATCGCTGGCTTGGTAGACTGTGAAGAGATTGCATTTTGTTTGGCGAATATTCTATACGAAAAAGGTTACACGGTGTTTATTCAAACGCAATGGCATATCGTTAAGGCTGGATTAGTGGACAAGGGCCATGCGTATGTTAAGTATTATAAGGATGGAGTTTATGGAGAGGCGTATAAGCTAGACGGGGCTGGATGGGTGGATGTGCCAGGTAATGACAAGGAACTTCGATTTAATAATGCGCTGAGAAAATTATCATCACTTGAAGTGGCAGATATTATGAAGCGTGATACAGACCTAAGAAGTTTACGTACTGATTTGACAACATAGGTCAATCTAAGTATACTTTGAATAAGAAAGGAGACACACAATGGCTACATGGTTGGGATGGATTTTGGCATTATTGATTATTCCTTTGTTGTATGCAGAAGAGATTGTTACCTTGGCAGAGCATCAGTGTAAGATTGAAGGAAATGTGGCATTTAATGAACAGTTATGGCAAGAACGGCAAGCAAAGATTAAAGCGATTGTAGATGCAGAGATTCAACACAAGCGTAATTTAGAGATTGAGGTAGCAAAGTTTAATTCTGCTTTAGCATTGGAATATGCAGGATCATCACAAATTACGATTACGAATACGACTTTGGCAAGAAATACGAACACGATTACTTCGACACAAGAAGATAATTCAACCAACACAGCATCATAAGGAGTCGCATGAAATTCGGACTGGTAACGATAGCGTATAAAGAAGAGAGATTCATTGGGCCATTTGTTAAACACTATCTGCCATTAGTGGATCGTTTGTTGGTGTTAGTATCAAACGAACCTTGGTACGGTGAGGCCGAATCTATCGACTGGACACCAGAAATTGCGGATAAGTGTGGTGCTGAAGTGTATGTAGATCATTGGCAGAGTGAGGCCCAACAACGCAATGCAGGATTGACGGCATTGAGTGATTGTGATTGGATATTTACTCTCGATCCAGACGAATTCTTTACAGCCGAAACATTTACTCGGATCAAAGGGTTCTTAGCTACAGTATCAGGCAATGTATGTGCGGCTTCTCAAATGCTTACGTACTGGAAGGACAGCTATCGTATTGATCCTCCCGAATCCCATAAGCCTGTAGTGGCAGTGCGTGGTAGTCATAGTGCTTATTTTACCGTCAATCGTGGAGTAAATGCAGACCTAGCATTGTTACCTTATGCGTGGGCATTACATCATTTATCGTGGGCTAGAACGAATGAAGAAGTATGGAGTAAGTTGTCGCATTTTAGTCACAACGTAGACTTCGATGTTAAGAAATGGTATGACGAAGTATGGACGAAATGGGAGCCGAATATGCGAAACTTTCATCCCGTTAATCCGTCACAGTACGCTAAAGCGATTGAAGCAAGTATACCGAAAGAAATAAAGGAGTTATTTGATGGCAAATAAGATAGCTATTACCGGAATCGTTTGTCCTAAGTGCAAAGAATTTATCTATAGTCGTGCAAGACATGATTGGCATACCTGTAACTGTAGATATTCATTTATTGATGGTGGGTTTGAGTATCTTAGATACGGAGTTAAGTCTGGAAAGCCTGTGGTTAGGACTATCCAATTGCGAGTATCCAAGATAGCACTACTCCAAGATTGGAATACAGGAACCGACAAATACGGGAGAATTCCATGTGGCCGAATAAAACAATAATTTTTAACGTAACAGATGCGAAACAAGCATTGCCGACATTAAGTGATGAACAAGCTAGGTTGTTTGCTAAGACTGCCAATGCTCATTATGTGAGACTAAGTGCAGTAAATAGTCCGCATGAGTTTTGTAGGACACGCGCATTGAGTCTAACAATAGCAGAGTTTAAAAGGAGAACCGAAAATGGAACTAATGCCTCCTGATAAGGTGTTTGCGTTTGGCGCATCACCATCTATGTTAGCACTATGGCAATTATGTAAGCACAAGTGGTGGTTGCATTACATTGCGCGGCAAGGCAGGACTGAGAGAGAGGCTCAAAAGGATAGTGGCGCGGCATTTCATAAATTCTTTGCAGACTGGTATGGGCCAGTGACTAGGACATTGGAAGAGCATATCGAGAATTTTAAGAAAGAATTTCCTGAGCAAGAGAGTACGGACAAGCGAGATCAAAAGCATTGTTTGGCTATTCTCAAGGCATATACAGAACGGTATCCGCGAGAAAATGAGCCATTTAAGGTAATCGAGACTGAACAGAAATTGAATGTCGAGATACCAGGATGTAAGTTAAAGCTGAATGGGGTCATTGACTTGAGTGTTGATTTGCGGAATGGCTTATGGGTCATAGATCACAAGACCAGCAATCGTTTAGGTACATCATACTTCGATCAGTTCCGTAATCACTGGCAGACATATACTTACATCTATGCGGCAGGGGTACATTATAAACGTAAGTGTGAGGGTATTCTATACAATGCAGTAGGGATGAAGCAAAAAATTGATGCTGATTCGTTTCTGCGCTGTGATGTGAGCAAGACACAGGATCAGTTAGACTTCCATATAGCGCAATGGACTGAGCATGTGAACGAGATGTATGATTTTGTGACAGCGAATTGGCAGGATGGAAGTAAATTCTTTTCTGCCAACACTCCGAGTGCGTGTCATGCTTATAATGTTAAATGTTTTGCACTTGATTATTGTGAATTCAATCAGAACGAAAGGATGTTACCATAATGGACGTTGTACATTGCGAGAACATAGTACCGGAATTTAAGAAGATTTTGATAACAGGCGTTGAGAAGTCAGGTAAGACCAGCTTTATTGGAACCATGCCTCGACCTATCCTTGTATTTGCAGGAGAAACAGGGGCCGAAACAAGGTTTGCAGGACAGAAGGACATAGACGTAGTGAGATGCTACGATCAAAAGGGCGAGTTAGATGGATCAGGTTATCGAAGGTTTGATAAGAACTGGAAGGAACTGTTGACCCTTAAAGAAGTTCCTTACAAAACCATTGCGATTGATCCATTGTCGTTTATCTCCGATTACATTGTGGATGAGATCGAACGTACCAATCCAGGTTTAAAAGGAAGCGCGAATACGTTCAAGTTTTGGGATTTAGTGTTTGCCAAGCATAGCTACATCTTGCGCAACGTCTTGAAGATGGTAGAGTATGTATGCGTCACTTCGCACGTAACCATTGACGAGGACGAAACTACTGGACGAACCATGTTCATGCCTAATTTGAACGGGAAGTCGTTGAGAAATAACATCGGTGGATGGTTCGATGCTGTGTTGTTTACCTACGTTAAGCCAGCGGGAAATAAGGTAGATTACGGAGTCTATGCACTTCCTGATGCTCAACGTAAAGCAGGTATTCGTGTACCGCTTGGCTGTGAAGGATTGGTTGGACGTGAAATGCCAAGTGATTTTGTTAAGATTAACGAGATTCTAAAGAAAGAGGCAAAGAAATGAAAGATACTTTAGCCACTATCGGAGCCATTTTCGTAGTGCTTGCACTACTGATTAGTTTAGGGGGAGTGGGTTATGTGTACTTCGAGGTTCAGCGCACAAAAGCCAGTATCGGTGTGTTGGTCACTCAAACTAATCAAGCATTGGCTGTGTTGAATGGAAAGATTACGTCAACACAGACTGTAACAAAGAAGTAAGCGGCCTAATTTTAAAAGGCATAACGCTACTAGCGATATCCAAAGAAAGGGGTACGTACCTATGAGTCTAAACGATATTGATATGTCGGGCGTAGAAGAACCGAAGGATTTTGGTGCTGTTAAGGCATGTGCAACACGCATACGCATTAAGTCCATCGAGAGGATTACGGAAGGTCTTGAGGCTAAGGATTATGATGAATATTACCTAGTCAAGACTGAGTTCGTTGATCCTACTACGGTCGAACCAGTCGATCCCACAACAGTACCGAGTGCTCCTATTACGCGGTTGTATACGCATAATAAGGGTTGCTTGCAGATGTTGCGGCGTTTCATTGAATCACACGGTTTTGGTTGGGACGAGTTTGTTGGTTCCACAGATCGTGAAGGATTTTTGCAAGGTCTTGTAGGAGCCGAAGCGGACGTTAAAATTACGTTGGGTAAGACCACCACTGGTAATGACCGCAACGAGATTCGGTATCCTGCTAAAGCTAAAGTCGCCTAATCTCCTTTCCTCAGTGCGACTATTTTCGGTAGGGGGGTGCTTGAATCCCACTCCCCTACCTTTCTTATAAAGGACTAATATATGACAGTGCCAGACCAGATTGCACAGAATCCAAAAATTATGATTGTGGGAGAGTGTCCAGGAGCCGATGAAGAACGCTTGGGCCGCCCATTTGTGGGTCGTGCAGGACACCAATTAGATAAGATATTGTTAGTGGCAGGGGTGATTCGAGAGGAATGTTATATTACGAATGTTATAAACGAAAGGCCACCGAAAAATGATTTTTCGATCTACTATGTCAACTCAAAACGAACACTGCCAAGCGAAACTCTCACAAGGGCTAGACAAGAACTTATTGCGAAGATCAGACGAGTCAATCCTAAAGTGGTTATCGCGCTTGGAACCGAAGCAACGAAAGCAATTGTTAATAAGTTTGGCATCGAGTGTCAAAGAGGAAGTATTTTTCCTATCCCCGATGTTGGTATACCTTGCATTCCTACTTTTCACCCTTCTGCGATTTTAAGAGGTGGAGGGACAAGTCATTGGTATCTACCTGCCGCAATTCATGATGTTCAGAGAGCAAAGGCTGTAGCGAACGGTACTGCTACTGCTCACCTGCCTAATTATAAAGTCATAACAGTTCCAGCACATTTAGATCAATGGTTTGGGACTGTCTCTCAAGCCTCGGCCCTATGCGCGTTTGATATAGAAACAGAGTATATTGGGGGAGAGTGGATTAAATGCATAGGGTTCGCGGCAGGAGAGGAAGAAGGGATCGTAGTACCGTTTGGGAAAGAGTTAATTACGGGACAGCTTGAATTGTTACAAGTAATCCGTAAGTGGATGACCAGTGGATTGATTGCATGGATCGGACAAAATGCATACAATTTTGATATGCCCATGATTAAACAAATATGGGGATTTGAAGTTAAGAATTATAAGTATGATACAATGGTTATGCATCATGTGTTATATCCAGAGTTTCCACACGATCTTGCTACGATTGCGTCATTTTATACATTAATTCCTTATTGGAAAGATACGAGTGGAGAGAATTTGTATAAGTACAATGCGTATGATGCGGTGGCTACGTGGGTATCTCAGCAAGCCATGTGGAAAGAGATTAAGGACAGAAAGTTTGATACGCTTTACACAGAATACTATCAGCCATTGCTTAGAGCACTGAATATTATTACCATGCGCGGCATGAGGATTGACAAGGAATATCAATTGAAATTACGGAAGGAACTGAAAGATGAAATCAAAACGCTCCAAACCGAATTGGACAAAATCTATTTACAGCACACAAACACTAATAGACTACAGCGAACTCTTCTTAGAATTGCTAAACTTATGCAGGGCGGTAGAAAAACTGTCTCGCTTAGAAACAAAAAAACACAGAAGTTCCAAAAGAAGCGGCTTAGTTCGCTCCAAACCGCGACAGAGAAAGAGATCAAGAAACGCGGGACATTGAATGTTAGGTCAACAAAGGACTTAGCACAGTTTCTGTACAAGACATTGAAGCTACCCATTAAGACGAAGCAAGGCAAGACTACCACGGATGTGACAGCATTGAATCAATTGTATATCAAGAGTAAGCATCCGTTTCTCAAGACCATGTTGAAGATTAGAAACTTACGTAATATGCTGTCTCGATGGGGGCATCTTAAAACAGACGAAGATGGACTAATCAGCACCACGTATAGTTTTGCAGATACCGGACGATTAAAGAGTGGAAAGTTTGAGGCGAAATAATGGCTAGAATAATCCAAAATACTCAGAATGTGCCACGTGATGCGAGATATAAGAATTTATTCTTGCCGTTGCGTGAGGGGGAGATGTTGTTAGAAGGAGACTTGTCTCAAGCTGAAGGTATGGTAGTGGCATGGAAGGCCGAAGAACAGACATTGATTGAGAAGTATGAAAAGGGTGCAGACGTTCACTCATTTGTAGGTACGATTGTAATGGGCAAGCCTGTGACTAAAGATACTAAGGTTGAGCGTACTGTGTCTAAGCGCATAGTTCACGGATCAAATTACGGCATGAGTAAGATTAAAATGTCGGAGGTATTACTTAACGAAGCCGATATTGTTATTGAGCCGAGAGAGTGTCAAAAGAAACAGAATGTATATTTTCAAAACTTTCCGCGCATACGATCAATTTATCATGCAGAAATTGAGAAAGAGTTGAGAGAAAATTTAAGACAACTATCTACACCGAATGGTTGGAAGCGTAAATTCTTTTCCCCATTTGGAGCAGATTTAATGAAGCAAGCCTTTGCACATTATCCACAAAACGTAGTTGCCTACGTAACCAACACTGGATTGATTAGATTGATAGCGTGGGGATGGAGTGAGTATATTTATGCTCAAGTACACGATTCGATTTTAATGTCTGTACCTGTACCTAAGTTACCTATGGCCGCCAAGATATTAAAGAAAGCCATGACACTTGCAATTCCTATCAAGTCTCGAACCTTGACTATTCCGGTAGAACTGAAGATCGGTCAGCGTTGGGGAGAAATGAAGGATTACCATGTCGAGTAAACTATTAATTAAAGTAGGAGATGACGCATTTAAGCACGATAAGCAAAGTGAACCTCTTATAAAAAGAGTATTGTATAGAGATGACGTGATGCTTTTACTAGGCTCTGAGAAAGCTGGAAAGTCTATCTTAGCGCAACAATTAGCTTTTTGCTGTACCAGCGGAGATGCTTTCTTAGGTAAGTTTGAAGTCACGAAGCCTATAAATGTAGCGTACTTCCAAACAGAAGGCAAGGAAGGTGAAGGAGTAGATCGACGCTTGCGCATGGAACAGGTCGTGAAACCGGATCGGTCACGTTATGCTCACTTTTACAAGAAATTTTTTCCTATAGACATTGATGCGTATAGAGATTTTCTTATTCAAGGCTTAGAATCATTACCTTGGAAGCCTGATCTTATGATTATTGACGCCTTGTATATGGCTATGGTGGGAGATTTGATTGACAATAAGGAAGTGAGAAAGTTAATCGCTAATGTGTCGTATATCTTAGAGAAATTTTCTCTTACTTGTGTCGTAGTCCATCACGAAACCAAGGAAGAATTCGACAAAGACACACACGAAGCCGTAGACAAAGGAGACAAAGGATCGTATGGATCAGTGTTTCTTCGCGCCTGGGTAGATCATATTATCTACCTTAAAAAGATTGGGCCAAGGACACGGTTGCTGAAGTGCGATACGCAAAGATCGGGGAAGATGTTGGAGAAAGAGAATCTGGTACTTATCGGAGATGCGTCAAGTGATAAGCCAAACGAACCCCTTTACTTTGAATTGAACGAAGAACAAGATGCGGCGCGGCAGGCTATTATAGCTATGATCCGCATGAAGAAACGCGCTACGCAATTGGAACTAAAAGAAATGTCTGGACTGGCTAACTCTACGCTGTATAAGATATTGCGTGGATTAGTTACGGACAAGAAAGTGATCGAAATAGAAAAGGAGACATACGAGTTATGTCAACCAGCAAAATAAAACTAACTAGGACTCAATTGTTGAATTTGTTGAGAGTAAATAAGTGGCAAAAAACTGCTGTAGCAAAGATATTAAAATGTGATGAGGCGAGTGTTAGGCGACTGTGCAATCGTTTAAGTATAGATTGTGAGATAGAGCGCAAGGCTAATCTTGCAGAGACAAAGATTGATACACTAACGACTGCTCAAAGTGAGATTGATGCTACCATCCACAAAGGCACGTTTGTAATTATTCCCGATCTACACGCACATACTGTGATATGGGAATATTTGATTACTGTGTGCAAGTTCATCACAGATTTTAAGCCAGAGTATGTAGTACAAATTGGGGATATAATGGACTATGAATGTTTGTTAGGGATCAGTAAACGTAAATATCCTACCTTTGATGGTCAGGATATGGGATCACTTAATAAGGAATTTGAGGCGGTGTCGAATATTATATCCATGATTAATGCCGCTACTCCTAAGAACAGTAAGAAGTTTTTTCTTGAAGGTAATCATGAATATAGAGTAGTAGAGTTATTGCGAAAGGCTCCTGAATTTGCAGACACTTTTAAACTAGAAAAACGTGTGGATATGACAGGATGGGAGATATTGCCTTACTTGCAACCGCTAAAACTAGGTAAACTAAATTTCATTCATGGCGAGTTCTTTGGAGATAATCCTATTAAGAAACACCTTGAAGTGTACCAAAAGAACATTGTCTTTGGGCACACACATACGATCCAACAAGGTACAAAGCCTTCTCCCATGAGAGAGATTCCTATTTGGGGAGCCACTATCGGCTGTCTCTGTACACTAAACGCAGATTATATGCGGAATCGAAGTTCTTCGGCACAGCATGGATTTGCCTATGGTTGGTTTGAAGAGGATAGCGGAGACTTTGACTGCAAGATTGTACGAATAATTCATGGAAAATTTTGGGCCGAGGGCAGGAAGTACACGTCATGAGGAAATCGAAAAATACTGCAAAGTCAACGCAACATGAGAAGCAAAATGCATTGTTTGATTTGATTCAGTATGATGTATGGGGAGAGGATTTGCTGTCGGATATGTTGTTTGGTAAGTCTGTAGAGACAGTGCTGGCTCCACGGGAGAGATTCATTTTAGAAGCAAAGGTGCAAGGCTATAGTGATAAATATATCATGAGTATTTTGCGGCATCGTTCGCCTCAGCAAAGCCTGTCGGAGGAAAGTTACGAAGCCTATAAGGATCGGATTAAACGAAAGCTTCGAGATGGATATAATCCTGAAATTGCTGGATGGATTAGGGCGCAGAATTGGGATAGGCATGAGGACGCAGAACATGACTAGTTTAGAAATGGAATGTGCATTAATATCATACTTTTCCCCTACACGAAATATTATCGTTCCTAACGTAAGTTGGGGCATGGGATTGCATGAGTGTGATTTGTTGGTGGTAACACCTACTGGATGTAGCTATGAGATTGAGATTAAAATAGATAAGTATGACTTGAAGAAAGACAAATTGAAATATCATGAACATCGTAGCATTAAGATAACTAGACTATATTTTGCGCTTCCTTCTAACTTATTACCTTATGTGGAACATGTGCCAGAAAGAGCAGGCATTATAGAAGTAGCTGAAGGAGGATTTTGTAACATAATCCGCGAAGCAGAATCAAAGAATACGTATAGATTTACTGAAGAGGAAAGAACGAAATTAATGCGATTGGGATGCTTAAGAATTCTGCCTTTGAAACGTAAGGTGAAAGATTTAATCGCATTGCAGAAAGGAATTGTAAATGGGAATCAAGGGTGATTGGAAACGTCGAACTGATCCTGCACATACGCCAGATTATATCGTCAATCAAATTGATGCAGGACAGCTAGGTTGTAAGAGAGGTAATCATTTTTATATTGAATGGAAACAATGCAGATATTGCGGCAAAGTCTTCATACCACCCGTTGAAAATGGTAAGGATGCTCAATGACAGTTTGATAAAATTCATTGGGATTGCTGGCCTCAAAGTCTGCACACAAAATATCATTAGTCACAGTATAGAGAATAAATTTCGTTAATTCATCACACTTCATAAACTTCTTCGTACCAAGCACTTGCATAGCCTTCCCACGAATCTTCGGATGTGCCCAAAAGAGTGACATGTGAACTACAATATCCCACACAGAGTAAGGAACATGACCATTTAACTTTTGGCATAGAGTGTTAATGTCACGTCTTTGCGCTTGAGTCAAACCCTTGATACGATAAATTTCCACGGATTTGTTATCATAGGTACTGATGTGACTCATGTGTGCTCCACGTGGACAATGTGTTTCAAAGACATGTTGAGAATCAGCCATTATTGCTACGTGCTTAACAGGGCCAAAGGTGAGGATTTTAATAAGATCGTCAATGATACCTTTTTCCTTGGTCTTATCGAACAGAATATCGCCTATTCTTAGAGTTCTTTTTTCCATTTAATCGTAGCTTCCTTTGTCTGAGCATTGACTGTAATCTCAGTATGATAGAGAATATTCTCTACAAAATATTTGCCAGCTTCTTTAAGCACATCCCCAATAAAACCTTCTTGAATTAATTCAGACGTAGCTTTCTTAATTTCTTTCTTGATCTTTTCGACAAACATTAGTCTTTCCTCAACTCTCTGTTAAGATTTTGGATCAATTGCTTGACACTTTCAGGAGCACCTTTAGCCGCTACAGGGGTTTCAAATGTATACCCGCCCTCAGTACCAGCACGTTTGAGTACGTCTACAGTTTCGCGCTTTAAACGATTACGCTCAAATGCCGCTGATTGATCGAGGTCTTGTTTGATGATAGAAAAACCTGTTAAGAATTTTACGAGCAATTGTGTGTCCTCAATATTGGGATCACCGTATGAACGTACCGTAGATAAGAATCGAGCAACGAATGTATTTCTCAAAGCCGTAATAACACGAGGATTAGCTTGAAATGCGTATTCTTTGCCCACCACTGCACCCTTTTCGTATTTAGCTTTGGTAAATACTTTCAATCCCATTAATTGCACAAACGGATTATTTTGAAATTGAGGACTATTGACAAATTTTTTCACTTCCTCTTGAGATGCAGAATCTTTTACAAAGCGTGTGAAGATAGGGCGTAGTTCTTTCCATTCGTAAGATTCTTTTAAACCAATAGCTTCGCTACCAGAGGCTAATGTACGACCAATATCTATAGTTCCTAAGCCCTGCTCTATAACTGTCTTAATCACAGGATTCAACCGAAACCATGCACCACTTTTGGAAAATAAATTAACCGCATCTTCCTGCGGCCAGTTAAATCCAGTAGCCCACATGATGTTACCTTTTTCGTCTGCACCTACTGGAAACGCAAAGGCATTTTTGAATAGGGAAAATTTGACAGCGTTGAAAGCCGCTAGCTCTTTATCATTGAGATCACTAAGCGCGTCCTTCTGCAAATCATTCTGTAACTTAAACATCATGGCTTGACGACCAGGATTTTTTAACATGGACTGTACTTGCAATTCAATATTCTTACGTGTAAATGTATAGAATGGAAATATCCTACGCATCCATTGCTTCTCAAAAGCTGTGAGATTAGAGTAATCAAACAATCCCGCATGAGCTATTTGTTTGGCTTCTTGCCGAGTAGCTCCGTCCTTTAACGCACGCACATAAGATGCAAGTTTAGCTTCATCTTCGATAGCTTCTCCCACACGGCGACTAAGCTTAATATAATTGTTTTTGGAAGCGTTAAGATTAAAATAATTAGCGAAACGACCTAATTGACGAGATGAAACTTTATCTAACGCACCCCCTCCTAAGTCAGTCCAGAATTGTGATGTTTCTGTGATACCATCCCGTTTAGCCCACTCTTTTGCAGTAGCTAAGGAGATATCAGACTTACCGTATTTGAATGTCTTAGTCTGAATTTCAGGATGATTCATCATCATTTTAATAGCATCGGCATCGTCTACTACATGAAACGCTTTCCAACCTTCGTTGACGAAACGCAAAATTCTATTCGACGTAGCCTGTAGATATAAAAATGCTGGCCACGGAGAAGTTACCCAAGACTTAAACTGCTGAGAAAATCCATCATAGAGTTTCAAGGCTTGATTTGTGGTAATATTATTACGTTTAGTGAAATCGTCTATAGTTCTCATGACTTCGTTGGGAATATAGGTAGGCTTCTTACGTGCTACAGCTAGTACATCTTGCCCTTCTGCAACTTCTTTGCGAAAGAATCTAAGAGTGTTCTCAGGAAACCAAGCATGGTAGCCAGCTTCTTGAGCGACACGATCAGTAGGAAAATTTTCCCCAAACGCTCTAGCAGTAGTCTTGATAACCTTCCGAATTTCTTTCATGCGAATTAGTTCAGACCCTACTTGGCCCATTGAGATAAACGGATCACGAATAAGATCATCTTCTGCAAAGCCTTTGTGTTTGGTAGCTCCTGTTTTTACTACTTGTTTGAACTGAGTCTTTCGCGCACGACCTTTGATAGTACGCTCTCCGATTTGTTCAAACGCAGAGTGCATATAATTTTGAAAGCTAATTTCAGCAGGGATGCCAGCTTCGTCTGCAAGTTTAGTAAAGAGTCCGTCTTTAGCATCAAACAATAAATCATCGAGTTCTTGCATTTTGGGATTAGCTGGAAACAAACGCTTGCCGAACTTCTTAGCTTCTTGTTGAAATGCTTCGCCTTCCAAACCAGCCGCAACAAGTCTATCTCTCCATGTACGCTCAGACCTCATGGCACGAAACTTGGCAGTAAAATAGAGTATCTTTTCTTGTGGGGTAAACTCTTTTGCCATACGTTGAAGAGCTTCGTTTAACGCAGTCTCTTGACGGGAGATGCTTCGATTTGCCGCATTAAGATGTTCAAAGAGAATCTTATTTTGTCCGTGACCAGGAATAAAGGCTGTAGCTACTTCTTCCCCCAGTTTTGCCATACCTTTGCCAAGCTTAGAAGCGGCCCATGCGTCTATAGCATTCATCGTGGCTTGTCCCACAGGCGTAGCTTTCATTGCGTTGATACCCTTGACTAGCTGAGTATCAGTTAAGAGAGTCTTGCCTGCAAAGCGTGCAACAGACCTTGCTCCTTGTTTGAGTCCTTGACGTGCGGCGACTTTGGCAGGGGTAGTTAAGCCTAATGAGAGGTAGGTAAGAGGATCAAGTAGTATATCTAGCACTAAGCCTGTAGCTCCTTGTTGAGTAGGAGTCCATCCGAATAGATTAAATAACTCTTTCTTCTTTCCTTTATCATCTTCAAACACATCAAGTTCGTCGAGAACTTCTGCAAAACCTATGTTATCGCGCACACCCTCCCGCACTCCATCTAACACAGTCCCTTCCCCACGTGACCATTTAATTAATCCTCTAGCCAGTCCTGCTTCTCTGGCAGTAACAAAGTTGAGAGTACGCCCCACAGCTTGCAATAACGATCCAGTAGCTTTAGTGCCACCTTCAAGAATAGCTCCCGACAATCCCTTGAATAAAGTAGGATCGTGTTGTATGGCTTTAGCTACAGAAGTTTGTAATTTTTCTCGAAGGGTTAGAAATTCTTCGGCAGATGCTAAGTTAAACTCAGGCTCTACAGAATTCTCTTTAGGATCAAGATATAGCTGTGGCATATCATGACGTTCAGACAAAGATTGACGTAGTTGTGTAAATGCTTCTTCGCTGGTTAGCGGTATGTCTTGCTTTACTTCTTGCTCTAATTGATCTTGTACGGCATCGACACTTGTACCATCTAGTCGAACCTTAATCCTTCTAGCCATATTAAACCCCTCTCAATTCAATATCTTCTCTGCGTTGTGCGGCATTACGGCGTACAGATGTTTCAATGTTAGCACGTATTCTAGCTTCAGGAGATTCTTCAACAGACATAGGTTCGGTCAAAGGCGCAGATTCCACAGGCTGTGCAGGTACTATATCATTGTTTTGCCTTCTCATAGGTGCAGGACGTTCAGTAACTTCCTCTCCTTGTACCGATAAAGTGTCTTGTAACATCATTCGATTAATTACATCATCCCCCATGACTTGCCCTAATGCGCGAAGTTGGAAGTTATCTTCTTCCTTGTCACTTTGGCGTAGTGTTTGGATGGTATTAAATAATTCATTAGGATCACTCATCAATTTATCTAAGCGTCCAGGCTCAAACGCGACTTCTACAAAACCCGAAGGATCATTGAAGTCTGGCACTGTGACTATTTCGTCCTCTGTTGGTTGTTCAGGTGGCAGAGCCGCACGTGCTATGTCTACTGCCACTGTGTTAGAGGCTGTAACTATGGCTTGATATTGCTGTAGAGTAGCTTGATAAGATGGTGTCTCAGCTTGTCCTAGCTTCTGCATAGTCTCTAAATTCTTAGCCAAGCGATCCGCTACATCATTGTATATCTTTGCTTGTTCTCCTAATCGCTTCAATTCTGCCATTTGCTTATTCTGATTCTCTTCGGTGTTCTCGAAAAACTCAGGATTGTTTGCTATGAATTGTTCAATGTTTTTATTTTTATCTTTTTTAGCCATGTTCGAGTCCTATCCTAATAACCCTTCTGCAATCGCTTTGCGAATAAATTCTCCACCGCGTCCTTGTCGAATAGCGTTTTGAAAACCCCCGTACAATTGATTTTGAGGTGTACCTACAGCCGCATTGCGAAAGGTCTGCATTTGTCCATATCCAGCATCCACTGCACGTGCCATATCATTACGAGTTAGCCCTTGCATTTGACCGCTACGGATAGCGTTATTTACTGCCGCGACCGATGCCACACCCTGAGCAGGAGCCACGCTAGGACTAGCCCCTCTAAATGTAGGAAATCTCAATGCTTCACGCCTTAAAGGTATTCCGGTAGCAGTTCCAAATCGACGTGTTAATTCTGCTACGGTGTCTGTAGCTCCTGATCTTAAAGAACGTGCAAAATCCAACGGAGTCATTTCTTTGGATGCTCTAACTCCGAGAGTAGTTTCTGAGGTAGGAAGTACCGCACCGATACGAGGTAAGCTTTCAGCAATTGATCTTGCTGTAGCTCCTTGTGCTCCTAGTTCTCCTACGTTTAAAGCTTGGATTGTAAAACGACCTTCTCCTGTAGGTTGTGCAACCAATAATTGTTTGCCGCTTCCTGTTCCTGATTCTCCGACAATGACAGGGCCAGACGCAGTACCAGCATTTCTAGCACTAC